TGCACTGGGTGCATCACATGGATCACCGGGGCCGGGTGTACCCCAGGGGCAGTCAGCTCAACGTGCAGGGGCCAGACCACATCCGATCGGTGATCAGCTTTGAGCAGCGCTCACCGATCAAGGGGCACGAGTTTCAGTTCGCCTGGAGCCTGGGTGAAGCCCTCGGCACCAAGCCCGATTGGGAGGAGCGCAAGCGCTATCTGTCGTTGATGAGCACGGTGATCGGCCGCGTTGGCGACGATCCCCTCGGCAACAAGGGTCTGTGGCTGGAGGCCAAGGAGCCGTGGCGCTTTGTCCAGCTGGCACGGGATTGGGCTGGCTACCTGGCTGACCCCGGCTACACCAGCGGCACGATCCACTGGCGCGATCAAACCTGCAGTGGCTGGGGTCACGTTGCATGCCTGACAGCTGACTCGCAGCTGGCTCGCTTCACCAACGTGATCGGAGCATCGCCAGCTGATCTGTATGTCGGCATTGGGCGGCTGGTGGAGTCACGAATCAAGTGGCTCAACGAGAACCTGACGGAGGACGACACCCAGGCCAGCCAACTGAAGTGCCTGGCCTGGTGGCGGAAACACCGGATCCCACGCTCGGTTTGGAAGAAAGCGCTGATGCCCCTGATCTATGGGCGCAGCTACGTGAGCCTTGCAGATGGAATCAAGGACTATTTGCGGAATGAGGTCAAAGACTTCTTGGCTGATGAAGACATCCGCATTGTTGAACTAGGCAATGTGCTGGCCAGTGTGATCAACGATGTCACCAAGGAAGCAGTGCCCCATGCCAAGGAGCTGGCGAAATGGCTGGGCAAGCTGGCCCGGTTGCAGATTGATGCCGGCAAGCGGCCCTACTGGTTCACGCCCAACGGCCTGGCTGTTGAGTCTTGGAACAGCGAAAGCAAGGCCAGATCGGTAAAGCTGGATCTGGCCAGGACCACCGTCAGGGTTGACCTGAGGGACTCCACGAACTGCGAGGTGGATAAGGCCAGGTCAACCAAGAAGCTAGTGCCTGACTACATCCACAGCATGGACGCTGCATTCCTGCAGCGGTTCGTGGCGCACTGGGAGGCGTATCAACATCCGATCGCAACGGTTCACGATTGCTTCGGCACCACGCTGGAACATGTGGGCACCATGCGGCAGGAGCTGTGTGATCAATGGCACCGCTTCTATTCGGTTGACTGGCTCACCAGGCACCAGGGAATGGTTGAAGCCGTGCTGGGTCGGGAGGTGGAAGCACCACCGATCGTCGGGACGCTGGATCGTGGCGAGATCGGCGAAAACCCAAACCTGTTTACTTGACACCGTTTCACAAAGTCGTATCATTCAACAGCTGGCATTGAAGCGGCATCGCACCGCCCTTCATGTAAGTCCAGCCTCACCAAATAGGTCACCAAATGGGAACCAGAAAAGCAACAGCAGCCATTGGCCGCATCGCCTTTGGCAGCATCATCGAACCACGTGTCAACGAAACATCAGGCAAGACTGAATGGAGCCTTGGCTGGGTCGTCCCCGAGGCTGATGTCCAAGACATCTTTGACGCCATCGAGCAGGCCCTAGCTGAGGAGCGGCAGCGCAATCCGCGCTTCCCCAAGGACAACAGCAAGCTCCACATGCCCTTCTCTCAGTCGATGAAGAAGGACGAGACGGGTGAAAAGGTGCCCGAGGACGGCGTGCTCCTGTTCAAGTTCAAGCGCAATGCCAACCGCACCCTGCGCACCGGGGAGCTGTCGCCCAACACTCCGCCCCACCTGTACGACAGCACCGGCCGCTTGGTTGATGCCAAGACCATTGGCCGCGTTGGTGGCGGCAGCACCGGCCGCGTGATCTACGAGATCTACGTGTACGACATGGCCGCGGCCAAGGGCGTGCAGCTGCAGCTGGTGGGCTTCCAGGTGGACAAGCTGCAGCAGGAAGAGTCCATGGCCCTGCCTCCGATTGAAGGCGGTTGGGTGGCAGAGCAAAGCGAGGCTGACGAGATCGCCGAGCTGCTGGCCAATGCTTGATCGGTACAACCGGCGACTGCGGCAACGCAAGGACCGGGAACACCGATCGAACTTGGAGACCCAAGTGGAGCAGGCCCTGCTGGAGCAGGGTCTCTCCCCCTCCTACGAAACTGAAAAGTTCCCCTACGTCTTGCACAAGAAGTACACGCCCGACTTCAAGGTGGGGAACGTGTACGTCGAGGTGAAGGGTTGGTGGCCATCGGCAGAACGGACCAAGTTCTTGGCGGTGATTGTCAACAACCCAGGCTTACCCATCTTTGTTGCATTGCAGCGTCCTCACATGACGCTTAGCAAGACCAGCAAAACGACATACGCGCAATGGTGCAGCAAGCACGGCATTGCTTGGTGTCCCATCCCAATCCCACCTTCTTTCATGGCGCAATGGCTGGATGGACAAAGACCCACTTTCCATGCCCCGGCCCGGAGTGCGAAAGCACAGACGGAGCCAGCGAATGCGACGACGGTTCTGTTTACTGCTTCGTCTGTGAACAGCGCTACACCCCAGACGGAAAACCTTGGATGAACAAACGAGCCAGCTCACTGTTGGGCCTCATGCCCAAGACCGACAGGGCAGCTGCCAAGCAAGCTCTGATCCCAGCAACTGAATACAAGGGCATCCCTGATCGCAAGATCAGCGAGCGAGCCTGCAAGCTCTACGACTACAGCCTTGGCCGCTACAAAGGCGAGACCGCTCAGGTTGCCAACTACAAGGATGAGAACGGGCTCACCGTGGCCCAGCACATCCGCTACGGAGCCAAGCTCTTTGCCTGGATCGGCCGGGAGAAGGGCGTCAAGATCCAGCTCTTCGGCCAGCACCTCGGCACGGACGGCACGTTGATCCTTACCGAGGGTGAGATCGACGCGCTCTCCGTGTACGACTGCCTCCACCAACACCGCCACAAGAACAAGTTCGTCGTTGCCTCAATCCCCGATGGAGCCCAAAGCGCCAAGAAAGCCGCAACTGAGCAGCTGGCTTGGATCCTGGGTTTCAAGCGCGTCGTTTTGTTCATGGACAACGACGACCCCGGCAGGAAGGCTGCTGTTGATCTGGCTGCACTTATTGGCCCTTCTGCTGCTATTGCAGGAGCCCTCCCCTACAAGGACGCCAACGAGGCATGGATGGCCGGTGACCACAACGCCATCCTGGAAACGATCAACAACGCCAGACGCCACAGGCCCGAGGCGATCGTCCACGCCCCTGATCTGCTGGAGAAGGTGCTCAACCCTGAGCGTCGCTTCGGACTCCCTTACCCCTGGAAGGGATGGAACGACATGACCGAGGGCATGAAGCCCGGCCAGTTGATCATGATTTCCGGTGGCACAGGCATTGGCAAAAGCCTGTTCACCCGCAGCATTGCGTTGAACCTGTGCAACCAGGGGATCAACACCGCCTACATCGGGCTGGAGGAGAGCTGTGAAACCTCGCTGGAGCGGATGCTTGCCGAAGAGCTGGGCGAACCGCTCCACCTGGATGACGAAACAGCGCGGTCAAGGCGCAACCCTGCCGAGATCAAGGAAGCGCTCGGTCGATTCGGGAGTCACTTGTATCTGTTGGATAAGTTTGGCAGCGACGACTTTGACTCTTTTGTTGCCACCGTTAAACATTATGTTTTGGGGGAACAATGCCAAGTTGTTGTCCTTGACCACTTCTCACTACTGGCTGATGGTATTGCCCTTGCTACTGATCAGCGGCGGGCTATTGATCGCTGCATCAAAGATCTCAAGACGCTCTGCGTTGAACTCAACTTCACCATGGTGGTCGTCTGCCACCTCTCGCGCACTGGCATCGGCCCGGCGCACGAGGAGGGAGGAGAACCGACGCTGGCCGAATTACGAGGATCTCATTCCCTAGCTCAGATCCCTGACTTCGTGGTGATGCTTCAACGCAATCCTCGGAGCAGTGACAAGGTTGAGGCCAACACCACCAACTGTTGGCTGAAGAAGAACCGAGTGAAGGGCGAGCTTGGTCTGATGTCGAAGTTGCACTACCAACCCAACTGTCGATTCCATGAAATCCAGTTCCTCTGAGTTCGCATTCAATCCAGAGCACAAGGCACCGACTTCTAAGCCTGGCTACACGTTCTCCAACGACCCGAAGCATCCCTTATGGAAGATCAGAGTTACGTTCCTTTTGCACCCACCGATGACGGAGTTGATCAAAGCTCCGACAGCGACTGCGGCGAAGCAGTATGCGCAGACGAAGTACATCGACCACAAGACGGTGGAGGTCATTGGTCGAGCCGACCGGGCAGTGAACTCCCGGAAAAGGAGTGGTACAGGGTCAGGGGCAGCTACCTGAACACATTGATTCGCATGTCCATCGACAACTTCAACCGTGAACACAATGACAAAGCAGAATCCCTCAGCTACAGCGAAGCCTTCTGGAACGGATACGGCTGGCCCTCACCGGCTTGCGAGACTTCATTAGGGACTATCCCGTTGATCCAACGGTGCAATGACGCCTACTGGTTTTCTGACTCTCGCTATCACCTTTCTGATTCTGTTCGCATGGCGTCAGCTCTCAGGATCGTGGCGGATGAGGTCCAGACCTGGAGCGATACAGCTCTTGAAAGGGGAACTGAGATTGTCGCACTCACCTTACGCGGCGTGGCAGAGCGGCTACGGGATGCAGCTGATGGCAAGAGGTGACGCAACGGTTCAACGGGTGCGCCGCAAGGGCATGGATGACTTGTACGTGGCTGGCGTTGGCGGCGTCTCTGTCGCCTTCTACAGCCTGGAAGATCTCTCTGAATGGCTGATGGACAAAGGGATCCCGTTTGAGGATCCCGTCTGGGATTACATCGACAAACTTGTAACCGAAATCGACTGATGACGTTGAATCAAATGTCGCCCGACTGTCCTGGTTGCGGCGCATGGATCACCAGGGTGATCATGACCAAGTTCGACAGTGAATACACTGATGTTGTCAGGCGTCGTCACTGCGAATACTGCGGTCACCGCTTCTATACCAGGCAGCAACGAGAAGAGATCGCTGATGTGAAGTGGGTCACTGGCCTCAAGGGCAAGTCAATCCCCGAGATCGTCAAGATCCACGACACACCAAACAAAAGCCGGAGGTCGGCATGAAGATCCTGCTTGATGCAGACATGCTCCTGTTTCGGGCCATGGCTGCCACGGAGGTTGAGCTTGAGATCACCGAGGACGTGTGGACCCGACACAGTGACCTGCCTGAGGCACGGGACTGGTATTGGCGGCATCTCGCCAACTGGTGTGACTACTTCGGTTGCGACCTGTCCGACGCAGTGCATTGCTTCACGGATCGCAGCGCCTTCAGGCGTGACCTGTTCCCGGAGTACAAGGCCAACCGAAAGGAGACCAAGAAGCCGATCGGTTTCAAGGCATTGCGGTCTGAGCTACTGGCGGAGGACTTCGCCTTCATGTATTCCAAGATCGAAGCCGACGACGTGATCGGCATCCTGGCCACGCAGCTACTAGCTGACGGCGAGGAGTACGTGATCGCATCAGGCGACAAGGACATGATGCAGTTGCCGGGCCGGCATGTCTGGCTGGCTGGCAAGGACGGTGACGAAGAGCCAGGGCTTTACATCAACAGTATTGAGGTCAATGAAGAAAGCTATGTCATTAAGACAACGAACGAGGAGTATTCCGAGAGATTTACTTATCGGCAGTATCTATCGGGCGACGCCACCGATGGAATCCCCGGTTGCAAAGGTGTTGGCGACGTGGGAGCAAGGCGAATCGCGGACAAGCTCGACATCAGTGAACCTGTGGATTGCTGGGAAACGATTGTTCGGACGTATGAGGAGGCATGGCGCAAGGCGAAACTTGATGTACGCGACGCACCCGGCTTCGCGCTCCAACAGGCGCGACTGATCCGGATCCTGCGACGTGATGAGTATTGCTTCAACACACACGAGGTCACACTGTGGAATCCCCCGACGCATTGAAGCGCATCATTGCGCATCAGCTTACTGATGAAATGCTTGATGCTTTGGA